AGCGAGACAAACAACCACCAAGAACAAAAAAGTATTTCCGCTCTACCAAGTCTGGAGCGGGAATGACCAAGGCTGGTGTTGCCAAATACAGACGGGACAACCCTGGCAGTAAACTAAAAACGGCTGTTACTGGTAAAGTAAAGAAGGGAAGCAAGGACGCTAAAAGGCGTAAGTCTTTTTGCGCTCGTTCTGCTGGGCAAATGAAAAAGTTTCCAAAAGCAGCTAAAGATCCAAACAGTCGTTTGAGGCAAGCTAGAAGAAGGTGGAAGTGTTGATGCCAGAAAAATTAGAAGTAACTTTAGCTAGATTAGAGGAGAGGCTTACGCAGCTTCAAGATGAAGTGCGTCATGTCCATGAAGAGGTTTCTGAATTAAAAGCTCAAGCCAATAGATGGAAGGGTGCTTTTTGGGTAATGCTTGCTATGGGCGGTGTTGTTGGTTCTATAGCTCATTTAGTGATTGGATGGATTAAATGATGGTCGTTAGAAGGTCAAGTATACCCAAACAAATCAACAACCCTCCTAACAAGAAGAGAAAAAGGAGAAAGTAATTGCCTCATTACACAAAGCCTTTGAAGAAAGTTATTAAAGGTTTGAAAAAAGCATCAAAGTTGCATTCAAAACAAGCCAAGGCACTTTCAAAAATAGAAAAAGATCAAAGAAAAAGGTACAAAAACAAGCACGTAAAAAAGAAAAAAGGATAAATTAAAATGATTAGCACTAAAAATTTAGTTTATTATAAGAAAGGTGGCAAAGCTAGTGCAAAGAGCAAAGGATCAAAGATATGCCCAGAGGGTAAGGCGTGGGCTAAACGCACCTTTGACACATACCCGTCAGCGTATGCGAACTTGGCCGCATCAAAATATTGTAAAGACCCCAACTACGCTAAAAAATCCAAGGGTGGTAAACGTAAGGGTAAATAGATGACAAAGCAAAAAGATCCTGTAGTTGGAACAGGCAAGAAACCCAAGGGGAGCGGTAGACGTTTATATACCGATGAAAATCCCAAAGATACGGTTTCTATTAAGTTCGCTACTGTTGCTGATGCGAGGAAAACTGTTGCTAAAGTTAAAAAAATTAAGAAACCTTTTGCAAGAAAGATACAAATACTTACGGTGTTGGAACAAAGAGCAAAAGCTGCAAAAAAGCCTGAACAAGCAAGAATAGCAAAAGCTGGAAAAGAAGCAATACGTAAACAACAAGGAAGAGCCTAATGGGCGAGTTAAAAAAATGGTTAAAACAAGACTGGGTGAGGATAGGCACGGATGGATCTATCAAGGGTAAGTGTGGTACATCGAAAGATAAAAAGAATCCTGATCGTTGTCTGCCAAGAGCAAAAGCGAATAGTCTTAGTAAGGCTGAAAGAGCTAAAACTGCTCGTAAAAAGAAACGTGAGGGCGGTAAGGGCAAAACTGTTGTCTCTAATACAAAAAGAGCCAAGGTAAGAAATTTAAAGTTTGGAGGCGGTGTGACGGCTCCAAAGAGAACCTTTCGAGGCAAATCAATACCCGGCACTGCGGTTGCTAGGGGTTGCGGTGTAGTTATGAGTAATAGAAGGAAAAGAACAAAAGGGGCTGTTGAACAAGCCTAGGAGATTAAAATGGTCGATCCTATTTCGGCAATGGCTATCGCTGGTAGTGCTTTTTCTGCATTAAAAAAAGGAGTTTCTATTGGTCGAGATATTGAGTCTATGGGTCGTGATCTCTCTCGCTGGATGGGTGCTGTATCTGACATAGATCGCGCACATCATGAAGCGAAGAACCCTCCAATCTTCAGAAAACTTTTTCACGGCAAATCTGTTGAAGCAGAAGCGATAGAATTATTTACACAAAAAAAACAGCTTGAGAATCAACGTGATGAACTTCGCAAATTAATTAGTGCAATGTGCGGCCCTAACGCTTGGCAAGAGCTGCTCAGAATGGAAGCTGACATAAGAAAACAAAGAAAAGAAACTTTGTACGCCCAACGTGAGGCGAGAAGACATTTTGTTGAAGTAGTATCTATTATATTTCTAATATTAGTAATTAGTTGTTCTGTATTTGGATTAGTTTGGTTATTTGTAAACAGAGGTAGACTTTAATCTTTTCTTTTGCAAATAGAACAAGTTTTTGATACGTTTTAACTATAACCTTAGAGGAGAAAAAAATGGTAGCTAAGAAAAAGAAAAAAGGTATGGCTAATGGCGGTCTTACAAGAAAGAAAAAAGGTATGGCTAGAGGCGGAAAAGTAAGAGGACGGAGATAGTCCTTTAAATGCCTTATTTGCAAAGTAACATCCCGTATTTTAAATGCTGGGTGAGAAGGGAGTATACTCATAATCACAGTGAGTATCACGGAGATTTTATCCATGCTATGGCAATAGCGGTCACTACTATTCCTGATAGGTGTTTAAGTTTTCAATTGGTTTTTACAGGGTACGAAGCCGATGATGGGGAAACTGAAAACATACACGGGGGTGCTATGTGGGCAAGAATGCCTATAACAGCCTTAGTTGCAGATGTTCCTTTAGATGAATGGCCTGAACAAATGCCAACACATTTAGCACAACCTTGGGATTGTAGCTCTCATTTTCACTCTGTTTATTCTCTTGATAGAGTTAGCTCTAGTCCTTGGTTGTGTAAAATAGATGGTGAGTTTTACACTGGAAAGTATATTTTTACTGTTGATTACACTGAAAACGAGATAGCAGATGACCCAGCACAACATAAACAAAGTCATTTGTTACAACTAACAGATGCTGGTAAATGGACAGGAAATATTGTAGCCTTACCTAATAATAGGGTTAGAGCAACAAGTCCTGCTCTTTGGGAAACAGGAGAAGGTGCCCCAGATTTTAGACCAAGTCAGTGGACTCATAGTGCTGAAAGTGACAGTAGTTATATGGATCCAGATATTACCTTTAACAACTTGTATTCGGAAGATTGATTATGACTACATCTGGTTCTAGAGATTTTGACCTTGATATTGCAGACATCATTGAAGAGGCTTATGAGAGGTGTGGTTTAGAAGTTAGAACTGGGTATGATGCCAAAACTGCTCGTAGGTCTTTAAACATTATGTTTGCAGAGTGGGCAAACAGAGGCGTTAACTTATGGACAGTCAAACAGGCAACGCAAGCTCTTACGGCTGGTACAGCAACATATACGTTTGATGCTACTTATACAGACTTGTTAGAGGTTGTACTACGAAGAAGTGGGACAGATTTTGACCTGTCAAGAATATCTAGGGGTGAGTATCTTAGTATTCCTAATAAATCAACGCAGGGAAGACCTAGTCAATATTACTATAACAGGCAAACAATTCCTGAAATAACCTTGTGGTCGACTCCTGATAGCTCTTCAGACACTTTAGTATATTACTACGTTCAACGTATTCAAGATGCAGATGCTCTGGTTAATACTACAGATGCTCCGTTTAGGTTTTTGCCTTGTATAATATCTGGTTTAGCGTATTACTTAGCTGTTAAAAGGGCACCAGATCGGCTACAGCTTTTAAAAAGTATTTATGAAGAAGAGTTTCAAAGAGCTGCGGATGAAGATGAAGATAGAGTGTCTCTTAAACTACAACCAAGCATGGATTATTTACGGATTAACTAATGGCTAGATATGCATCTGGTAAATACGCCTACGGACATTCTGATAGGTCAGGTTTTAGGTATAAGTTATCTGAAATGAGAACGGAATGGAATGGTATGAAGGTAGGCCCTGATGAGTATGAACCTAAACATCCTCAATTAGAGCCAAGACCAAAGGGAGCAGATGCACAAGCTCTTAAAGATCCACGTCCTAATCTGGATATTGAAACCACTGCTTTCACAGTTTACACTAATGTGGGTGATGGTATTATTGGTACTTTAATCACTAAAACCACTGCTTTATCTACAAGTGTTGGAACAGTAACGATAACATCAACGGCTCCGTCAACGTCAGCATCGACTTTCGATTCTACAAGTGTTACACTTGACTCAGCTACAAAAACTTTTGACGAGGGTTAGATGGCAAAACAAACTGTAGGAATTGGTTCTAGCGCAAACGATGGCACAGGCGATACACTTCGCGCTGGTGCTGATAAAGTTAATGATAATTTTACAGAGATATATAATGCACTAGGAAACAGTTCTAGTGTTTTGACTGATATTATAGATGCAAACGGTCTTTTTGACGTAAGTTCTGGTGCCAACAAAATTGTTTTTTATTATGCAAATCTAAGCGATCTACCTAGTGCTTCAACATATCATGGGGCAGTAGCTCATGTTCATGCAACTGGTGGATTATATTTTGCTCATGGTGGTGCTTGGCTTAGACTAAACGATGAGACAACAGGACCTGTTACCAAATATGTAGCTGGGACAAATGGATCAAGCGCATATACTTTTACAGGGCCAGGAGCTACCTCTGGTGATAACCCTAACTTTACATTTTACAAAGGGCATACTTATCTTATAGATAACACGGCAAATGTAAGTAGTCATCCTTTACAAATAAGAACATCAAACGGTGGCTCTGCATTTACTACAGGTGTAACAGAAAACTTTAACTCTACTACAGGGTTGACTCAGTTTATTGTACCACATGAACCAAGCGACACTTCATTGGTGTATCAATGCACTAATCACAGTAGTATGGTTGGAAATATAACGATAGTTTAGGATTATGAGTTACACTAATACAACGCTTACGCAAGCAATTAAAGATTATACAGAGAACGATGAGACTACGTTCACAACGAACATACCTAATTTTATTAAAAACGCTGAAGAGCGTATTTTAAAACTTGTTGAGTTAGATTATTTTAGAAAGAACGTGACAGGCACACTTACGAGTGGAAATAAATTTCTTGCTGTTCCTTCAGACTATCTTGGAGCCATTGCGCTTTCTATCATAAACTCTAGTAACCATGAGTTTTTGCTATTTAAGGATGTAAACTTTATTCAAGAATACAACCCAAACCCAGCGACTACAGGTGTACCTCGATACTATGCTCTCTTTGATGTCGATAATTTTATTGTTAGTCCTACTCCTAATAGTGCTTATTCTGTTGAGTTACATTATTACTATAGACCCACATCAATAACTGCCACAGGAGATGGAACTTCTTGGTTAGGCACAAATGCGCCTGATGCGTTGTTGTTTGGTAGTCTATATGAAGCCTATATGTTTATGAAAGGTGAAGCAGATGTGCTGCAGCTTTATAGTGAACGATTTCAAGAAGCTATAATACGATTAAAAACATATGGTGAGGGTTTTGAGAATACAGATGCTTACCGCACAGGATTAAGAAGAGTACCAAAAACGTAAAGGATAAAAATGTTTGATTTAGCAACGGGTGCTGTTGGAAATGTGAATGTCTTTACATCTGATAATGGTGGACATTCTAATGAGCAGCTAACAGAATTAGCTCTTGATAAGTTAATTACCATCTCGGATAGAGCGCATCCTGCGATACAAGCTCAAGCAAGAGCTTTTAAGGATAATGCAGCAAAAATAATCTATCACTACATTACGTTGGCAAGACGAGAAGAACGTGCTACTATCGTTCAAGTTCTGGCCTCTAATGGTCACAAAGATTTGGCTGAAATAATAAGGAGACTATAATGGCAATAACTCAGGCAATGTGCAATTCTTTTAAACAAGAGTTGTTAGTAGGAACACACAACTTTACCGCAAGTAGTGGAGACTCATTTAAATTATCACTTCATACATCTTCTGCGACTTTAAATAAAAGCACGACAGCGTATCAAAGTAGTGGTTTAAATGAAGTAGCAAATGGAAACGGATATACATCAGGTGGAGTTGCTTTAACAGAAGTCACGCCAACTTTGGATGGAGACACGGCAATTACTGATTTTGCAGATGCTTCTTTCACAACTGCTACGATTACGGCTCGTGGTGCATTGATATATAATGATGATCAATCAGATAAAGCTGTTTGTGTTTTAGATTTTGGTGCAGACAAGACATCTACTTCTGGTACATTTACTATACAGTTCCCAACAGCCGATGCGAGTAACGCAATCATTCGTATTGCATAGGTGACGTTATGGCACTCGTACTTGCCGATAGGGTCAAAGAAACCTCCACCACCACGGGTACTGGTACTTATACTCTTGCTGGTGCTGTTACTGGGTTTGAGTCTTTTGCTTCAATCGGTAATGGTAACACTACCTATTACGCTTGTACTCTTGGTGCTGATTTTGAGGTTGGTATAGGCACGTATACCGCCTCTGGCACGACACTTGCCAGAACTACCATACTACAATCCAGTAACTCCGATAACGCTGTTGATTGGGGTGCTGGTACAAAAACACTGTTCTGCACTCAGCCAGCAGAGAAGGCAGTGTTTAGGGACGCTAGTGGTCATATAATCGCATTAGATGGACGTAATCTAACTAACGTAGATGCCGCCACTCTTGACAGTATAGACAGTGGTTCTTTTCTAAGAAGTGATGCGGCAGATACTAAAACATCTGGTGATTTGACATTTAGTGATAATGTTAAGGCGGTATTTGGCACTGGTAGTGATTTGCAAATCTATCATACTGGAAGTGCGAGTGTTATAAGGGATACTGGCACTGGCAGTTTATTTATAGATGGCTCTAATGAGGTGTTTTTAAGAGGGCAAACAGGCTTTACAAATATGGTAAAAGCCATAGATGGTGGCGCAGTAGAACTCTACCACGACAATAGCAAGAAGCTAGAAACCACAAGCACAGGTGCGACAGTAACAGGTCAGTTAGTAGCAACA